CTGGTGGTGCTATTGGTAGTGCTTCTATTCCATCATTCCATACTGGTGTTAGAAGTGATGAGCGAATAGCTAAATTACAAGTTGGTGAAGCTGTTATAAATCGTGCTGGTGCTGCTAAAAATAGAAATGCTATTGATGCTATGAACTCTGGTTATTCTGTTGGTGGCGGTGGTAGTGTAACAACTGCTGAGATTAATTTTAATGTTACTGCTATTGATTCTTCTAGTTTTAATCAATATCTTATTGGCAACAAACAAACAATCGAGGGCATTATTAATCGTTCTCTGCAAACTAACGGAACTGTTAGAAGAACCATTAAACAAGTTATTTAATTATGAATAATTTAACATCAACATTATTAACTAATAATTATCATTATCAGATTGAAGAATGGGGCAAACAAGGCAATGCCATGCCTTTTGATTCTGGAATTGAACAAAGAGTTGTTAGTTCATCGATTCCCGCAATTGATTTAACTATCTCATATAACGGATTAAGTTGGTCAGATTACGAATTAATTAGAACTGCTTACGAAGATAATAACTCTAATACTTTTATTGTTGATTTAAACGATGAAACTTCTTTAGACCCATATATGGCTAATGATTATTTAGAGAATCAAACAGATTATGTTTTTGGTGAGCAATCTCGTATTGATATGCGACCAGACTTAATGACAATTAATGCTGCTGTTTGGGCATTTAAAGATTTTCAATTTAGAATTGATGCTAATACATTACTTTACTCTGGACGAATAACTTTAGTATCTTCTGTCTTTTTTAATTTTGATGAATATCAAGATCAGTTTAACCAATCATCTAGTTACACACGTTCTGAATCTTCAGACCAATCTTTTGTTAATCTATTAAATAATGTTCAGCCTTATTCTGCTGACTTAAAATACATCAATAACGCGATATTCTCTAACATTGGACAGAGTGTTAGACACGCAAGAAATAAAGGTGGTTTGAAACGTGCTTGGACTTTGTATTGGCTAATATCTGAAAGTCAATTTTTATCATTAATACAGTTTTATAGAAAAAACTCTGGAATTATGGGTGAGTTTGGATTCCCAGATTATGGTACAAACATTGGCATTCTATTGCCTTATATGAATGAAGATTATTTAGAAAATCAAAAAGATTATGTTGTTTTGTCTGGTTCTGATAACTTATCAAATTCAAGATTTATGCAGGACTCATTCCAATATCAAAAACGTGTTGATAGTTTTTATCAATGTCAAGCAGATTTTATCGAGGTTAAACTTTGAAGACAATAACTAATAATTCAAGAAGTGATAGGCAGTTAGCAATATTACATCTGTTTGAATTTGATATGTACGACTTTAATAATACATTTCAAGAAACGCTTAGGTTTACAGACCACGATATATTTGTTGATTATGATTCAAATGATTACACACCTTTATCAATTACTTTTGATAGGCTAACAGAAGATTTTACAATGTCTGCTGACTCTATTTCAGTAACGATTGATAATGTTAATAGTGCTTTATCTAACGAAGCATTAGCATCTGAATGGCGAAACAATAGAGCTAGAATACTTAGAGTTGTATATCAGCCACCAAGTGAAAATATTGCTGATGAAATATATGATTACGGTTATGGCGATAATTTAAATGGAAATACTTATCCAGAATTAGATTTAGATGCTATTTCTGAAAAAGATGTCTGGACTTTATTTGGCGGGATTATTGATACGTTTAGTGCGACTGAAAGCGTTTTAAATGCTACATTAACAACTGAGTTTAATAATTGGTCAAAACCTTATCCAACCAGAACTTATAATCAGAATGAGTTTACAACTGTTGTGGGTGCTATGACTGAAATTATTTACTGGGGCAGACAAGATACATAATGAATAATTGTTTCACTACTGTTTATAAATATTTGAATTTGCGTTATGTAATTCCAAAAGAATGGAATGGTTATACTACTGAAAATCTAGATTTATTTGTTAAAAATGAAAAAAGGTTTTTAGCTAAGAAAGAACATATCGGTTTCTTTAGAAGTTTTTGCTCAAAAGTGAAAGATGCTAAAAAGGACGATATAGTGCTTACAAAGACTTCGGTTGGTGTTGCTATTAATAGATTCACTTACTGGGTTTATAACGAAGATTTGGAACGCGTAGAGCATAAAACTTTAAATAAGGATTGTTTAATCATGAGGATTAATAATGGGTAGTAAAGTTAAAGCTGTTGTTGGATTAGCTGCTGTTATATTTGCTCCAGCTTTAGCACCAATGATTGTAGGTGCTGGTGCTACGGCTACTGCTTTAGCAATAGCAACTGGAGCTATCACTTTAGTTGGCTCTTCATTAGCTGGTTCAGCATTCTCTCCAGATATACCAGATTTAGGTGATTTATCTGGTTCTGACCAATATGCTGGACAAAAGATTCAAGCAACTAAAAACAATACTGGAACTGTTCCCGTTGTTTATGGCTTTCATAGATTAGCTGGTAATATTATTTATCAAGCTGCTAATAATGAATATACTTCAGATGATACTGCTAAAGGATATAACAGAGATTATTGGTCTATCATTACATTAGCTGGTCATGAGATTGAAGATATAACTTCAATGCACTCTGATTTAGATTTATTAACTTCTTTAGGTTCTAATAAATACACAGATACGTATAGACACGTTAAATGGTATGACGCTTCTTCAACAGTAACTAATATTCAAGACGTTGATTTTGTTGTAAATGATACTGGCACAACTCAAACTGGAAGCTCATTAGCTTTAGCAGATGCCGAAATTCCAGCAAACGTTGCTTTTTTAGCTGTACACCAAGTATTTAATGGTCAACAGAATAAAAACACTCAAATAACTACTATTACAGTTGATATAGAGGGCAAAAAGATTAGAACAATTACTGATGCTTCAACTATATCAACATCAACATCTTATTCTAACAATCCAGCAGAGATTATTTTAGACATATTAGGTGAAAGTTTAGCTGTTCCAGATAGTAAGATTGATATTGCTTCTTTTTATGATGTTAAAACTAAATGTGATACTTATGGTTGGAATGCCAATCTAGCACTAATTCAACAATCAAATGTTCAGTCAATTATTGAAGAATTATTATCGACATTTCGTGGACAGATTATTCATTCAGAAGATAGCTGGAAATTAAAAGTAGATGCTAAATCACAAACTTCAGTTGCCACTTTAACTACTGATGACATTCTTAATAACACGCTCAACATTACAATGCGTGGCTCTAAAGACATTTTTAATAAGGTTAGATTAAAATATATTAACCCAACAGATGAATGGTTAGCATCTCAAGTTATGATTGAAGATACTGATTTGCAAGATTTAGAGGGGCAAATTATTGAGAAGATATTAGATATTAAAGCAGTAACTAATACAACTCAAGCTGAAGAATTAGCTGAAATAACATTAAACACAAGTAGATATACAGAAGATGACTCTGGAACACGAATTAAACAAACACCTTTAATTTGTAGTTTTGCTACAACAATGAAACACGCTGATTTAGAAGTGGGGGATATTATTACACTTAATCACGATTTACTAGACAGAAACCGCAAGTTTATGATACTATCTTTAGAAACTGACCAGAGTGGAATAATTCAAGTTAATGCTAGAGAATATGCAGAAACTCATTATAAAGACAATACTGGAACTTATATAATTTAAGAGGTAATTATGGCAACAATAGTAACAAGAGCAGGTAAAGGCTCGGCATTAACACACACGGAGATGGACGCCAACTTTACTAATTTAAATACAAGCAAAATTGAAAGTTTAGCTGATTTAAGTGTTTCGGCAACAGATTCGGAGATTGATGTACTAGATATGTCTGCATCAGCATCTACATCAGGTCAAATATTAACATCTAATGGTACTGGTACTACACCTACTTGGCAAAATCCTGCTAGTGGTGGCTTCACATCATCAACTTTCTTAGACCAAGGCACTTTATTTAGTAGAGCTTCAGCAAATACACTACATATCCCCGATTTAGGTGGTGTTGTAGATGGTACGCTAGTTGAAGTAGCGGAAACTACTAAAGCATTAAACACAGCTGGTAATTGGGACGATAGTTCTTATGCCACAGCATCTAATAGAGCAGGTAAAGACTTCTATGTTTATCTTTTAAGTGCAGGTGGTGTTATTCTTAGCAATAACTCAAGTGTACCAACTGGTTACACTTCCAGCAACTCTCGTAAGATTGCAGGTTTTCATTGCTTATGCGTAGCAGTAGGCACTATATCTGGTCATAGCCTTAGTGGTTATGCTCAAGGTGATATTTTACCTCGTTCAGTATGGGATAGATTTAATCGACCTATGTCTGCTCCAGAGGGAATGGTGTTAAGTAATGATGGTATGTGGGTTGATATTTATTTACCTAGTTATTCTGGAACATTGCTTAAATCAGTTAATGGTGGAACGATTGCTGATGGCTCTAACGGTTGGCACGGATATAAATTTGAACAATGGTTTGGTAATATCGGCAAGAAATTAATTCGTCAAACTGAATTTGTTACAGCATCAATTGGTGCTAACCAAGGCACTAATATTTCTGGTTCAAGCGACCCAGGCACAACTACTGGTCATACAGATACTGCTGGTCGTAGAATGATTAGTAATATTGGCTGTGAAGATATGGCTGGTGTTATGTGGCAATGGTCAAGAGACCCTGGTGGTGTTTATAGTACTGGAGCATCTTGGGTTAATGCTTACGATGGCAATGACTCAGATGTGGCAGGACAACACTATAACGCTCCGTATCGTGCGA